CAGATGGCAGCGACCTTGAGTACAACGGAACAACATACAAGGGCGGCAAGGGCGGCAAAATGCAGGCTGTCAGAGCAAGAAGCTATTCAACCAAATATCACGAAAACATGACATGGCGTTTCG